CGCTGTTCGCATGAAAAAAGGGGGAAAGGTAAAAAGTGGTGGTAAGATCTGTCCCGAAGGCAAGGCTTGGGCTAAACGCACATTTGACACATACCCGTCAGCGTATGCAAACTTGGCCGCATCAAAGTATTGTAAAGACCCCAACTATGCTAAAAAATCAAAGGGTGGTAAAAGGAAGGGCAAATGACACTAACAGCGCCGAAGAGAAAAAAAATTAAAAAAGTTGTAAAGGGTTTGAATAAAGCGTCTAAATTACACGCTAATCAGGCAAAAACCTTGAAAAAAGTTTTGGGAAAAAAGAAAAGAACCTGAGATGGGACAACTTAAAAATTGGTTGAAACAAGATTGGGTAAGGATTGGATCTGATGGCTCTATCAAAGGCCCATGTGGTACTTCAAAAGATAAGAAAAACCCTGATCGTTGCTTGCCTAGATCTAAGGCTAATAGTTTATCCAAAAGTGAACGCGCTACGACAGCACGTAAAAAGAAAAAGGCAGGCGCTAAAGGAAAGACTACAGTTGCTAATACAAAAGCTGCAAAGGTAACAGGTTTAAAGAATGGTGGGGCCGTGACAAAGCCCAAAAGACCGTTTAAAGGTAAAAGAATTGCGGGAACCGCAGTAGCACGAGGTTGTGGTGCTGTCATGGCTAACCGTAGGAAGAGAACCAAAGGTTCTGTAAGCCAAGCATAGGAGCGAAAAATGGCAAAAGAATTTATGACAATGGATGAGTACGCATCTAGCCTTGTGGGTAACGTAGCACCCACTATGAAGAAAAAAGGCATGGCTAAAGGCGGCAGAGTAAAAGCCAAGGGCATGGCTAAAGGCGGTAAAGTCCAGAAGATGGCTGGCGGTGGAGCCATGAAGAAGAAGGGTTATGCCAAAGGCGGTAAAGTCCAGAAGATGGCCAACGGCGGCATGATGAAGAAAAAAGGAATGGCTAAAGGTGGCAAGGTTCAAAAGATGGCCAACGGCGGCATGATGAAGAAGAAGGGTATGGCCAAGGGCGGTAAGGTATAAGACCTTGTCCTATCTTCAAAGTAATATTCCGCACTTCAAGTGTTGGGTGCGAAGAGAGTATACGTGTAATCACTCTAATTATCATGGCGAGTTTCTTCACGCCATGGCGATTGCTGTTACCACGATGCCCAGCCGGTGTTTAAGTTTTCAGATGATATTCACCGGCTGTGAAACCGATGACACAGATGAACCGAATGTGCACGGGGGAGCGATGTGGGCCAGAATGCCCATAACTGCCCTTGTTGGAGATACGCCTTTTGAAGAATGGCCAGAACCTATGCCTGTCCATTTGGCGCAACCTTGGGACTGTATGTCCCATACACACGCAGTTTATCGTTTAGATCGCGCTCATCCGTGCCCTTGGATCGCCAAAATAGGGCCTGAGTTTTATCCGGCCAAATACTATTTTACGGTAGATTATACGGAGAGCGAGATCGCGGATGACCCGGCGCAGCATAAACAAAGCCACGTTTTAGAGCTTTTGGATGCCGGTCCATACACGGGTAATATCGTTGCTTTGCCTAATAATCGTGTCCGAGTCACACATCCTGCTTGGTTTGAAACAGGACAAGGTGCGCCTGATTTCTTACCCTCTCAGCATATACACTATTCAAAATCAGATTTAGACTATACAATGGACGTAAATCAAATATTTGATAACTTGTACGCGAAAGAAAAGTAATGGCTGTTTCAGGAAGCGTTGATTTTGAACTAAACGTAGCAGATTATGTAGAAGAGGCGTTTGAGCGTTGTGGCTTAGAAGTGAGGACCGGTTACGATCTGGTTACGGCCCGACGGTCTTTAAACATAATGCTGGCAGAATGGGCCAATCGTGGCTTAAACCAATGGACTATCACGCAGAGAACTCAAGCTCTTACATCAGGAACAAGGACATATGCCTTATCTGCGGATGTGATTGATGTGCTGAGTGCTGTTGTAACTCGCAGTAGCACTGACTTTGCTCTAACTCGTGTGAGTAGAGATGACGACTTAAACATTCCTAATAAGGCCACTACAGGCAGGCCCACTCAGTTTTTCTTAGACAGACAAGTGACACCAAGCCTGCGCTTATGGCCAACCCCAGAAAATAGCACGGATGTAGTTGTTTATAACGCTTTGACACGTATAGACGATGCAGATACAGCCATAAACACCTTAGATGTCCCTTTTAGGTTCTATCCTTGTTTAGCCGCGGGTTTAGCTTATTACCTGTCAATTAAACGAGCTCCTAATCGCACTCAAATGCTTAAAGCTATGTACGAGGAGGAGTTTGAAAGAGCCATGGGTGAGGATAGGGATCGGTCTAGCTTCACGGTTACACCAGAGTATGCTTACTTTAGGACAAATTAATGCCTAGATATGCAACAGGAAAATATGCTTATGCTATATCTGATCGCTCTGGACTTAGATATAGATACAAGGATATGCGTAAAGAGTGGAACGGTTTACTTGTTGGAAAAGACGAGTTTGAAAGAAAACACCCACAATTAGGTCCTTTCCGCAAAGTTTTTGACCCTCAAACTTTGCGAGATGCTCGTCCAGATAGACCAGAAAATGAAACTATAAACGTAACGGTTTCCTTTCCAATTTTTAACCAGAATACTGTTAGCTTTGACCCTAAACTTCCTACAATCGTTGGTGAAACAGGGACTGTTACTTTTGGCGGAGATGTTCACACACCAACGGAGGCTTCAATAAATGGTGTTTCTGGAACAGGTTCGGTGGGCACGGTTACAGCCTCTGGAACAGGTTTAAGCATTGCACAAACGTATACCGTAACAGTGGTTGGGGGAAATCCCGTCAATCACCCATATTACAATGTTGGGTCGGCTAATAAATTTGCAATTGATGGATCTACGGCCACGGCAGATGTATTGTTAAGTTTATCTGAAGGAAATACTTATAGATTTGATCAAAGTGATTCCTCTAACTCAGGCCACCCTTTGCGTTTCAGCACAACGGCTAATGGCACACATGGCGGAGGGTCTGAGTATACGACAGGGGTGACCACTAACGGCACTCCCGGTTCTTCGGGTGCGTACACTCAAATAACAGTAGCCTCTGGAGCTCCAACATTGTATTACTATTGCACTAATCACAGTGGCATGGGTTGGCAGGCGAACACACCATGAGTTATACATACACACAATTAAAAACAGCCGTAAAAAATTACACAGATAATCAAGAGGCTGTGTTTGTCTCTCATTTAGACAAATTTATTCTGTCGGCAGAGGAACGTATTTTTAAATCCGTGGACTTTGAGTTTTTCAGAAAAAACGTGTCTGGATCTATGACATCTGGAAACGAGTTTTTAGCGGTCCCCGACGATTACTTGGCTTCTTTTAGCATTTCTATAACTAACTCAAGTTCTAAAGAGTTTTTGTTACAAAAGGACGTAAATTTTATACAAGAATATAACCCAAACCCTTCTACCACCGGGGTTCCTAAATATTATGCGATATATGATATAAACAATTTTATATTATCACCTACGCCGAATGCAGATTTTGATACGGAACTTCATTATTATTACAGACCAACCAGTCTTACAAAAAGTAAAGTTACCTTAACAGTAAGCAATGTTACAGGGACTTTTAGTTCAGGTGAGACGATAACGGGGGGAACAAGCGGAGAGAGCACTACAATAAACTCTCTCACATCTGCTACAGAGCTTGTAATAACTCTCCCTACCGGGGACTATACTGTTGGAGAAACAGTCACAGGGGGCACAAGTGGGGCCACCGGAGTTGTTGTGTCTACCTCTGCGGACACTACATTAACTTGGTTAAGTGAAAATGCACCAAATGCACTTTTGTACGGAAGTATCATAGAGGCTTATGTTTTTATGAAAGGCGAACCTGACATAATGAGCATGTACAACGAGAGGTTTGTTGAGTCTTTAGTCAGGCTAAAAGATCTTGGTGAGGCCCGTGAAAACGATGACGCTAACAGGCAGGGGTTACCAAGAAGGGCCCGTACATGAAAGTTGCCATTGTTGGCTTGGGCGGTAGTTATGCTGACTATATCGCTGCAAGAGTTGCATCTCAAACATTCGATGAAGTTTGGGGCATAAATTGTATTGGGGCTATCATACACGTTGACCGCACGTTTATGATGGACCCGGTTTCTCGTTTTCTAGACACAGAAAACGCGGGATCTCAGACAGGGGTTGCACGAGAGTTTTTGTTAAAAAACAAAAAACCCATATATTCTTGTCAAATTAATAAAAAGTTCCCCAAAATAGAGCCCTATCCACTTGAAGAAGTGGTTAAATCAACAGGATATTGTTACTTTAACAACACTGTTGCATACGCTGTTGCATATGCCATATGGAAAAAAGTAACAAAATTATGTTTATACGGGATTGATTTTACGTACAAAAATGTAAACATGGCGGAGTCTGGCAGAGCTTGTGTAGAGTTCTGGTGCGCTATTGCAGCGTCAAAAGGCATCAAACTAGAAATAGCTCATCGTTCTGGATTGCTTGACACAAATGTGCCGGATAATGAAAAACTGTATGGATACCATAGGTTAGAAGACCCTTTGGTTCAAACTATTCAAGAGGGAAACATCTTAATAACAAGGCAGTCTGAGATAAAACCCCCAGAACCAGTGGAGTCAGACCCTATAATATTTGGGAGACACGATCATGTTTGAGTTAACGTCAGGAAACGTGGGATCGGTTAACATAATATCCTCAGATAACGGAGGCTTATCTAACGATCAGATAGCTGATATGTTAGCGACTAAACTTATATACGTATCAGATGAAGCTCCAGATCCGATAAGGCTTCAAGCAGAGGCTTTTAGAGATAAAGTTAGAAATTTGGCTCAATATTATATAGAGTTGGCGAGAAAAGAAGAACGTGCTAGTATTTGCGCGAAGGTCCGTGAGGCGGGTCAACATCAACTAGCTGACGCTATAGGGAGACTATAATGGCAATAGCACAAGCAATGTGTACCGCATTCAAACAAGAATTGATGTTGGGTACGCACAATTTCGCAACAAACGGTAACGCTTTTAAGCTTGCTTTGTACGCAGAGAGCAGCGGTGGAAAGTCTAGCACTACAGCTACTTTGGGAGCCACTACCACAGCATTCACCACTACAGGTGAGGTTGCTTCTAGCGGCACTTATGCAACGGGTGGTGGCACACTTACAAAAGTCGCTCCGACCACTTCTGGCACAACGGCTCTTACAGATTTTGCTGATCTTAGCTTTACTACCGCTACAATCACTGCGATGGGTGCTTTGATTTATAACAGCACAAACAGCAATAAAGCTGTAGCTGTGTTGGATTTTAGCTCTAATAAAACATCTACTTCAGGAACTTTTACTATTCAGTTTCCTACAGCAGATGCGAGTAACGCTATTATACGAATAGCCTAATGAGGTAACTTGTGT